ATAATATAATGGATGAAAATCAAATTAAAGAAATGATGGAAGCTGTAGCCAAGAAAACTGCAACTGACATCGCAATGAAGCAAGCAGAGGACAAAGCTAAAGCTAAAGTAGCGGCAGAAGATGCTGTGAAAGCTACTGAAGCTCAAGAAGCTTTGAAAGCTGACTATGTTAAACTAGGACAAACTGGAGCTGAAAGATTGGTCCAAGAACTAGAGGCTCGTATTACTGAGAAGCAAGAAGATGCTATAAAAGTAATGACTGAGATGAAAACTGAGATTGCTGAGAAAGCCGCAGAAATCGAAGCTCTCCGCACAAGCAAGATGGAATTCTCTGATCACAGCGGAACTAAAGGTTATGAGGTTGATTATGCGCAATTTGAAAGAACAGCACTTACTGCTTCTCTTTTAGGTAAACAGCTTGGTGAAACTGCACACGGTCGTGAAATGCTTGAGAAAGCTGGCGATTTAGGTCTTAGAATCAAAGCAGGTGGTACTGCTACATCACTAATTGCAGGTGCACAGTCTGGACAGATTTCTTCTACAGACTATGAGCATATCATTTCAACTAACATTGAGCGTGAAGTACAGGAACAATTAGTAGTTGCTCCTTTATTCCGTGAAATTCAATTGAATGCTGCTCAAATGACGCTACCAATTGCTCCAGACGCTGCTAAAGCAGGCTGGGTTGGTGCTAGTACTTATGGTACGGATGCAACGACTGGTTCAGAGAAAACTGTTACACTAACAGAGATCTACTTAACCACAGCTAAAATGGCAAGTAAGACTTTCATGATCGACGAGTTCGATGAAGATTCAATCATTGCTATGATGCCTCTTTTGAAAGATTCTTTAGTCCGTGGTCATGCACGTAAAATTGAAGAGCAACTTCTAAATGGTAATACAGGTGCAACTCCTGCAGATCCATTCATGGGTCTTACTAAGATCGCTATTAGAGGTGATGCAACTACTGCTGCTACAGGTAAAGTTGCTGCTAAGGACGTTCTAGTTCTTCGTCGCGCTTTAGGTAAGTACGGTATTAATACTGACGGTTTAGCATGTGTTGTTTCACAGAACGCATACTGGGATCTTTTAGAGGATCCTGAATTTGCTGATGTTAACTTAGTTGGCGCACAAGCTACTAAGCTTAATGGTCAAGTAGGTACTGTATACGGTATGGCAGTTATGGTTTCTCCGGAAATTGAAAATGTTAATACTGCAGGTAAAGTTTGGGGCGTAATGGTTCAGAAGGATAACTTCTTAGTTCCTCGTCAACGTGGTTTCACTGTACAAAGTGAATACTATGTAGAAAAGCAAGCTCGTGTATTAGTTGCGACTCAACGTTTCGGATTCAAGCAAATTATTGCTGGAACCGGTACTGGTGAGGGTAACTTATCTGGTGGCTTAGCCGTAGGTGTATACAAGTAGTAAATAATTAAAATCTATAGCCCTTCGGGGTTGTAGGTTTTTACAAGCGTATTAAAAAAGGAACATATGGCTAACTTAGTTGACTTGGGTGCTTACAAATCTTACTCAAACATCAGCAGTACAAATCATGATGCGAAGTTAAATACTCTCATCTCTCACGTTAGTGCGCTTATAAAAACCTATTGCAATAGGTCTTTTCTTGACTACTACTCAACCAATAAAGTAGAATACTTTAATGGTGGTGGTCACGATTTTATTTACCTTACAGAAATTCCCATTAAGGAAATTGTTTCAGTAGAGGAACGTAAATCCAATAGACTGGATAAAAATACAGTAGAAGATAATTTAGCAAATGCTGAAAACTATCACTTATTGATATCTAACACTCCACAATGTAGTGATACTACAAAGGCGACCGAGTCTGCATGTCATGCAGTTACTTATACTGGTTCAGGGTTAGACGATATAACATTTAATCCCTACCAGTCAAATACTCTCAAAGGAGAAGTAGGTCGTAAATATAAGGTAGCATTAGAAGCTACTGGAACCCCAGATACATTCAAGTGGTCTAGGGACGGAGGTTCTAATTGGTATAAAACAGGAATCAAAATTACAGGTGCTGCTCAAGCTTTAGAAAATGGTTTGACAGTTACTTTTGGAGCAACAACCGGCCACACCGCAGGTGATACATGGGATTTTACTGCCAACAGATGGACTGGAGCCTGCAGTGCTACCGGTTACACCAACGAGGCAAACTGTACTAGCACAGGCAACTTTTGGGTTGCTGAGCCTCAGTACATGTTCGACGCCGAATCCGACCGGGTAGTAAGATTAGGGGTTCTCGGAAATGCATCAGCATTTCCAGCAGGACCTGATACTATACGTGTAACTTATACTGGAGGGTACTCTTCTACACCAGAAGACCTCAAGTTAGCTGCATTCGACTTAGTTACTTACTATTTTAAGAAAGAGTCTACACCACATAAATCCGTTTCTGCTGGTATAACCCTTTCTTCGCGTACAACTCCAACAGATAAACCTTCTGATTTTCCTGCACATATCAAACGTATACTTGATTTGTACAGGAGTGTTTAATGGCTAAAAAAGCACTAGAAAAACTATTAGTCAGACTTGATACAATATTAGATAAAGACATAAGAAAGACCAAGTTACAAAAAACTGGGGTCTCTCAAAGCTTTAGAGTAAACCGTGTTCAATTAGCCGGTAACTTAAAAGTATTGTACGAGCTAGATACTACGGCTGCAAACAAGGCCGCCACTATTATTATTAATTCTTTAAATCATAAATTTAAAGACTTTAAAGTATCCAAAGGATACAACTACTATAATGCAAAGAGTTATGGTATTGTACATGACTGGAAGAATAAAATAGCCAGAGGCACAGACGCTGCTGGATTCGGAAAAGACCTTTTAGATATAATAGGTCCAAATTCTCCTTTATTTTCTAATCAATGGAATTTAGGACATGGATCTGATACTACTTTAGCAGCAGTAGAGTTTAGAACTCTACTAGCATATAAAGAATGGTTAAAGTTCGTAAAACTTAATAAAGTAGGTTTTATGGCAATAGAGGCTGCTTTCATTGATTCACCCGCGGGTAAAAAAGTAACGGATGCTGATGATACTTTAGAAGCTATATCCTTTCAAGCATTTACGGCTAAGGGCAACATAAAGAAGAAGTTCGAAATATTCTTAGACTTAGACTTGATGGAAGAGAACCTACAGTTAGCTGCTGGAGAGAAATTAGGTAAGAACCAATTAAAAGCAGCTATAAATAAAGCGATAAAGGAAATATTAGATAATACTGATTGGACGGGGGCAGAAGCCAGTCCTTCAGTAATAAAATATGTAACCAAAGAAATAGATAGAGCTATAGATGGTGGAGAGCAAAATACTACCACTCATAAGTCTAGTTCTAAGAAAGTTAAGAAAAAGAAAAAAGCAGCTAGAAAAGTAAGGGCAATTCCTACATTAGCGTCAGTTAGAGCAGCAGGACAAAAAGCGGTTAATGCAGCTAAGAAAGCTGTGGTTACTAGTAGGCTACAGGATCCCCGTGGTAGGTTTACTTCGTTAATAAGTACTACCTCTATAATTAATTCCTTGCTGTATGGTGCGATGAAAAATAATATGACTCCACCAGCTTTACAGTTCAGAACAGGTAGACTAGCTTCTAGTGCAAAAGTAACTAAGATGAGTTTTACTAGAGAAGGACAATTGACTGCTTTCTATACTTATATGAAAAGACCTTATCAAACATTTGAAAGAGGGCATAAACAAGGAAATGAATTCAGGGATCCTAGAAGACTAATTAACAAATCAATTCGTGAAGTAGCGAGAATGTATATTCATAAGAAATTTGAATTAAAAACTAGGAGATTGTAATGGCAGGTAAAGCTCGTGGTGCGATAGTAGATGCATTAGTAGAAAAGATAAATGGTATAAATGGAACTTTCCCTTATAATACAAATCTAAATAGTAATGCCACTAATAAGCTAGAGTTTTGGGACGAAGTATTTGATTTCCCTTCTGTTAGCGTTACAGCGGGTAATGAGTTCAGGGAGTATCTCCCAGGCGGGTTCAAGTGGGGTCATCTTGGAATAACGGTTCGCTGTTATGTTCAACAAGAAGAGCCTATAGTAGAACTAGAGAAATTATTAATTGATATCGAACGCGTTATCGATGATAATAACATGTTAACTTACGATACAGGTAAGGTGACACAAGAAATTAGGATTAACTCCATATCTACAGACGAAGGGCTGTTGGCACCATATGGGGTAGGGGAACTTACTCTGGAAGTGTTATATGAGGTTTTTCCTTAGTACGAGCTTTGTAATTGAGACGACAATAGCGATCAATAGATTACAGCTCAAAGATAAAAAAATGAGGTAAATAAAAATGGCTTTAAATCTTAGTCGTAATACCAAAATATTAGCATCAACTGTAGCTTCTGACGCTACAGAAGGATTCACTCGTGCTAATACTTTTGAAATGAATGTTTTAGATGGATATAGCTTCTCACAGAGTACTAACGTAACAGATATTACTTTAAACGAAGCAGGGATAACACCACAACGTGGTAAGAGATCATTTAATGATAGCTTAGCTCCAGTGGATTGGTCGTTTACTACATATATTCGTCCTTATCAACAAGCAGCAGTAGCTGCTGACAGTCCAAATACTGGAGATCCTGTAATTGCTGCAGGTAATACGTCCCCCGATAGACTACTATGGGCAGCTTTATGGGGCGATGCTCTTGGAGACGTAGCAGAAGGAGCAATTGTCGGGGCAGTACCGTATATGCGTGCAACTACGGCTACTTCCGCACTAGCTGAACCTATGAAGATTCAGTTATACTTTGTAATGGATAATACTGTTTATCATTTGGAAAATGCATGTGTTAACACTGTAGAAATTGACTTTAGTATTGACGGAATTGCTCAGGCAACTTGGTCTGGATATGCTAATGTGATCAATGACTTTACGGCAATTAAAGAATCTTGGGTAGCCGGTACTGATTATAGAGCAGTACCAACTACTGCTGACTTTATTCGTAATAAGTTGTCTACAGTCTCACTTGAAGAAACGGGTGGTCAGGCGTATTCATTAGCACTAACTGGAGGTTCTATTTCGATCGATAATGGAATTACTTTCTTGACTCCTGAAGAGCTTGGTGTACGTAATACTCCAATTGGTTCTTTCACAGGTGCACGTCAAATTAGTGGAACTATGAATGCGTATCTTAAGACGAATACTGATAATGATACTGGAGACTTATTTGATGCTATGACAGCTAAAACTGGCACAGAGAATATGTTTTCTGTTACTATGAATATGGGTGGAACATGGGGCAATGGCTCGGGCAATGGTACTTGTACTAATAGTGCATGGGATGGGGTGGATGAGTCCTCTTGTACGAGTGACGCCCCAAATGCTACTCCTCCTTACGTAGGAGGTATCTATACTGCTCCTCCTGTACTGAACCTTATACCTAGTGTTAAGTTCACTGTCCCAGCGGCACAACTACAGGTTCCTACGGTAGATGTACAGGATGTAGTAGCAACTACCATTAACTTCAGTGTTCAAGGTACTGATAGTACTGGAAACTACGATATCGGTGCAGACAATGAAATGACGGTAGATTACTACAACACTTCATCAACGTAACTTGATATTAAACTTCTTGTGCTTCGGTGCAGGAAGTTTTTCATAGGGATAAGTATATTATTCTTATGAAAAACTTAACTTTTAATAATGGAGAAATAAAATGGCAAACGCCCCAACAATCCCGAAAATCAAGCCAAGCTTAGAGTCTTTAATGACTCCTAGCAAAACAACCGAGGTAGACTTCCCTGGTTACAAGGATTTTAAAATAAAATTAACCTATCTGGGACGAGATGAGTTACTAAAACTACGTAAGAAATCTACTACTACTAAATTTGATCGTAAAACACGTCAACCAGTAGAGGAAGTAGATGATGATTTATTCTTACAGTTATATGTAGGAGGAGTAATTAAAGGTTGGAGTGGATTTAAATATAAATATTTAGGGGATTTTCTATTAGTAGAGTTAGAGGATGTGGATGGTGAAGATAGCATGGAGTACTCTGAGGATAACGCTTATACACTTATGAAGAATTCTCCTGATTTCGACAATTTTGTAGCAGAAACCGTAGGCGATTTACAAAATTTTACGAAGAGCAGCTAGTAGCTGTAGAAGACATGATACAGGAACTGTTTAAGTTCCAAGAACAAGAGATAGATTTAGAAACTGTACTAAGAATACATGAACAACTTGGTACAGAACCTGAGGATAGTGAAATACCTCCTAGTATGGATGAATTTCCTATAGAAGTACAAAATTCCTTCACCATTTATAGCCATTTAGGGGATAAGTGGGAAGGAATGTCCGGATCGTATCTGGGTAAAGATTTAAACTCCTTTAGTGAATTTTGTAATATAGAGGGTTTTGAAGATAAAAAGATTATACTGCAATTTGTAAAACAAATTGATAATGTCCGAATGGGCATACTGACCAAAAAGGCTGAGCAGAAGGCCAAGGATCGCGAAAAACAATCGAATCCCAATAAGGTAACGTATAGTGGCTGAGAAAACAAAAAAAGTAGTAGTCAAAGTAACCAGTTCCGGCTTAAAGCCGGTATTAAAGGATCTAAGGAAACTTAGTACCGAGACGAAAAAAGAACACAAGATTAAAGTTAGTGTAAATAGAGCTCATTTTAAATCTAGTGTTACCAGAGCATTAACCAGTTTAAATACTGTTGGTACTCGTACGTTAAAAATAAAAGCCGTAATTAATAAATCGTTATTTAGATCGTCTTTAATCAGTCAAATCAATCTAATTGAAAAACGAGGGATTAGGTTACGTGCTAAAGTTGCAGGTAAAGATACTCGCCAAGCAGATAGAAAAAGTGGTGGTTCAGCTAGTTCTACTGGTTTAGCTACTGCAGCAGGAACATCTCTTCAGAAAGATACTACTTCTGGTATTAGAGCTTCTATTAAAGCCTTTAACCAGATGGATGCCATGTTTAGGAAAATGGACGTTACTTTCAATAAACAAAATAGACAAGCTAATCTATTGAACCGTAATATGGAAACCCTTACTCGTGCAGTAGCAGATTTAGTAGGTGCTATGGTAGGGCCTGCTAGTAAGTCTCGTATTATGCGTCAAGTTGCGGCAGGTAAGATGGATAGGGAAGCTATTCATGCAAATGAGGGATATTGGATACCAGGTGAGAAGGCAGGTGAGGGTCGCCAAGGTACTCGAAAGGATTGGACAAGATACAGGGATTCCCAACCAGCTAGCACATACGAGAAAGCAAAGGCTGCTGAGGCAAAACTAGGGGGACCAGCAGCTCAGTCAGCTGAAATGCACAAGTTATATGGTACTAAGGCTACAGTAATTCCAGATCATCTAAAACAGGCTGGAGGCACGGATTTATCAAGTGCTCTTAAGCAGCAAGCGAAAGCAGCACAACAGCAAACGAAAGTAACACAATTAAATACTCTAGCATCTAAAGCCAACACTGGGGCAACTAAAGGTAATACAAATAAAAAGAACAGGGCCGGCTACGGTGTAAATAGAGCAGTAGCGGGCAATGTAAATAGAGGTGCAAAAGGGTTTTCATTAATGGCCCAAGGAGCTGGTCAAATGCCAAACTCCTTAGTAGGCGTATATGCAGATATTGCAGCAAAAGTCTTCGCATTAGGGGCAGCTTTTCGTGCGCTTAAAGAAGCAGCAGATTTAACAGTATTGAAAGAAAGTATGAATGCCTACGGTGATGCAACTAATATCAATCTTACTAAGATAGCTGAAAACTTACAATCAGCAGTAGACCATACAGTAGACTTTAAGCAAGCAGCTCAGACAACTACCCTAGCGACTGCAGCTGGGTTTAACTCAGAACAAATTATTAAAATGGGCGAAGCCGCAAAAATGGCAGCTCTAGCACTGGGTAGGGATATGGGCGATGCTCTAGACCGTTTAACCAGAGGTGTAGTAAAAGCAGAGCCAGAAGTATTAGACGAATTAGGTATTATCTTAAGATTAGAACCTGCGACTAAAAAGTACGCAGAAATGATAGGTAAAACTGTAAGAGAATTAACAACGTTTGAAAAGTCCCAAGCAGTATTAAATGAAGTATTAACTCAAACTGAACGTAAGTTTGGTAGTGTAGGAGATTCTGTAGCTGCAAATCCTTATGGTAAACTACAAGCTCAAGTAACCGAAATGGCATTAGAGCTTGGAGGTTTACTGAATGCAGTAGTTAATCCTTTGATTGAAGGTATACTAAGAGTTCCACAGTTATTAGTAGTAGCTTTCGCAGGATTACTTACCTTCTTAGGTAAGAGCGTATTTGCTGGTGCCTTTAGTAAAATAATGGCGAAGGGTAAAGATGCTGGTATGGATTTGACAGATCGTTCAGCCGCAGCTGAGCGTAACGTAATAAGGGCCAAAAGAAGAGCAAAGATATCAAAAGCTAGATTGCGTGGAGATAAATTTTATGACGTAGAAAGAAGGGCTAGCGTCATTAGAGATGAAAACGGGGTAGCAAAACTAGATAGTAAGGGTAGAGTAAGGTACAAAGCTAGAAGTACAAGATATGACTTACAAGATAGAGACCCTCAAGGTAGATATATAAAAAGAAGTTCTGGTAGGCAACGTGAGCTATGGGGCGCTTCTAAAAGAGATCAATGGGGGGAGTTTAAAGCTAGAGCAGGACAGTTCGGTGCAGATAGTGCAGGGGACTTATCAGACTCCAAAAGTAAGTTTGATAGAAACCGTAAAATGGGTTCTGGCGTATTTAAGTCTTTCAATGATGCTAGAAAAAGAATGACAAAGGGTATGAATATCTCTTTTAAAGAAGCATTTGGTAAGGGCGGTAAAACGTCTAAATCCCTATTATTCTTTCAAAAAATGATGAAAACATCTACACTAGCTATGTATGCGTTTGGTGCTGCAGCTAAGACTATAGCACTGGCAGTGGTGGGAGCTATAATGATACTGCCGGCTCTAGTACAAATGTTCTCTTCTATAGGTAAAGGTATGGGACTAGTTACCGTATCTACAACTGAATACTCAGACGCTACTAATAGTCTCACAGATGCAATTAGTAAGCAGGAAGCTGAGCTGTCTAGGGTAGGAAATGCTTACGAGTTATTCTCTTCTGCAGATTACTTCCAACAGATGATAAAATCTTCCGAGTTATTCGCGAACTCTCTTAGTAACACAGATGAAGCCCTAAATAGTAATATAAATATTTTAGATAAGTTTTTAGCACAAGGCACAAAAACATCTAAAGCCTGGAGTGCGTTCCTAGGCATGTTCGGACAAAGTGTATTCGATGATTCAGTAACATCTTTAAACCTTGCAATAGTTTCTTCAGAGAGACTAGGGATGAATCTAGAGGAATTAGGCATTACTCAAGAGCAGGTTAATAATGCCACTAGTAAATGGCATGGGGACGAAAGACAAACACTAGCGCTACTTAGAAAAATTAAAAAGCCTATGGAAGATCGTACTCGTTCAGCTAGAAATTATGCTAATGCTCTAAAAGAGATTAAGCAAGCTGGAATAGATGTAGGAAAAGAGTGGAAAAAGTTAGCAACAAACCTACCTACTACCCCTATAGACTCATTATTAGAAAATGTTACTAGACTAAGCACAGGTTTAAGAACTGCAAAGAAAGAAGTAATTAATCAGTTTAAGGACTGGGATATAAGTACTAAATTAGAAGATGTTTTCGCTACTAAAGATAATAAGTATATTAATAATAATCCTGATAGCAACTTTCAGACTGATCCAGTACGAGGTGCGATGGATGCTCTTGAAGGTTTAAAAGGTATTATAACTCCTAATAATAAAGAAGAGGTCTTAGGAAGAATTAAAGAACTATATGATAAGTTCTATGCTGAAGAAGTGCCTAGAATAAAGGAAAGGGCGTATAATGCGTATAAGAAGAAGTTAGCAGTCGAGGGTGGCATACCTCTTTTTGATGACGTCGTGGCTACTATAAAGATAATTCCTGTAGTTACAGGTATCTACGATGCTCCAGGTACAGACAAACTAATTCAAAAGAAGTTCGCTAAATATTTGAGTAACATCTATCTGACCAAGCATAGTATCGAGCAGACTGCAGTACAAGCAGCTTTAGAACCTTATATTGAGTTAGAAAAAACTCTACAGGAAATATCAAAGCTTGAAGGTATAACAGGATTAAAAGAGATAGGAGACTTCGGATTAGAAGCTGCGAGTACTTGGGAGGCAGCTTCTAAATCTGTAGAACTGATGGCGGTATATGCCCACGCGGTGCAGGCCGCCTTCATATTAGCAAAGTTAGCCGCACAGGATTTATCTAGAAATGCCTCCGTTATAGGTACAGGGCTTAGCTCTTCTAATTTAGAAAAGTCCCTCATTAAAGAGAATCAAGCGATTGCAAAAAGAGTAGCGATCCTAGACATGGAGATAAGGCTAAATGAAGGCACTATCTCAACCATGAAGGATGAAGTGAAGAAGGCACAGGCTATGCTTAAGAATGATATATTAAGAAATAAGCAAGCAGTAGAAAAAACAAAACTAGCAGGAGAAGAAGCTATTCTCTTTAGAAAAATGAATAGTAGTTTAAAAGAAAAGATTGATTTAGAGACCCAATCTTTGAGTATACAGCGTTCACTAATAGAAGCTAAAGCAGCTCTAGGTAGTATAAGCCAACAATCTTTAAATACGGGTACCGCTAATAATAAATCCACTACTCAAGAGTTAGATTACATGAGTAAAGTAATGATAGAGGGCGAAAGATTTATAAAATTTCAAGACAAAATTAATGCATCAACCCTGAAGGATGGAGAGGAAAAGAGGAGCATTATAGATGCAGAGTCAATTTTATCGGCAAAAAGATTAAAAGCATATACAAAAGAGAATGAAGTTAAACATGAGATACTTAGTATAGAACTAAAAACAGCAGAATTAGCTGATAGACGTTCTAAGATTGAAGATATCGTATCACACGCCTCAGACTTAAGAGATATTTATAAGGATATGTATGACTTTGAGTCTCTACATACTGCTAGTCAAAAAACGGCTTTTGACTTAACTCAAAGATTATTAAAGTTAAAACTTGAAGAAACATCCATCAATAAACAAATATCTCTAAGCACTAAAGTAGGTGCTACACATAACAAAAAAGCCTTAGAAAATCAAAAGGAATTAAATATACTTAGACAAGCGCAGATAACGCTAGAAGAAAGTTACTTAAAAGCCTATATAGATCTAAACGCTATGCGTTCAGGTGAATTAACAAATGCAGAGAAGAAACTAGAGATTCTTGAGAAAGAATTTGACTTATTCAAAACTCTATCATCTTTCCACAAAAAGGATAATCAACAAGAGACTGTATATAATAATAAGTTCTTAGCAACTCATCAGAAAATATTAAATGTAGAGGATGAGCTCCGTAAAGTAGGGGATGATAAGAATACTCAAATCGAGTTACAACTAGAGTTAAACGGTCTTTTACTAGATCAAGACTTGCTAAAAATAGAAAATCATTCTAGAATTTTAGACAATTTAAAAGAGCAGCACGAAGTACAGAAACGTACCCTGGAAGACAGAGTTGTAAGTGGAGAGGAGCTCAGAAATACTTTCGGTAATGAAATGCATTATCGCTTAGAAGAATTCAATGATAATTTTAGAGATAATATTACTTTTGCAGCAGATTTATGGGGGGCCGCCTTCTTAGACCCTCTTGATAGAATGGCAGAAAACCTTAAGAACGACAAAGGACTATATGGAGAAAAGGGCTGGGACGAGTTTTGGAATAATACTTGGAGAGGCATAGGGGACCAGCTAATAGACCAAGGTACTGCACAGATGAAGAAAGCTATGATGTCTCCTTTCGAGAAAGATAAGTTAGCAGAAGCAGCTAGAATGGCAGAAGAGCAAGAAAAAAGAGCAATCAGAGACTCAGATAATTTACAGTCTACCGCCAGTTTATTAAGTGATATCAAATATAACACCGATCCTGGGAATAAAAAATATTCAGATGAAATAAATAACTTTAGTATAGACATGAAACCTGCCGCTGACATAATGTTCAGTGCCGCTAAAGAATTCCATATGGCAGTTAAGCTGTTCCCTGATAATATGAGAAAGGCTATACAAACCCTTTTTCCTGACTGGCTAGGGGATAGTAATACACAACTTTTGTCAGATGAGGTGCGTAATAAGACGCCTAAACAACTGGGTAGATCATATGGAGCAGGGGAAGGGTACCAATACAAAATACCAGAACAATGGAGTTCGGTAGCATCACAAAATGATAATCTAGATACTCTAATGTTCCAAGCTGAGTTCGAGCATGAACAGATGGAAGCTAAAAATGCTATAGAGAAGTTCATCGATAATCTTGGATTTAGCTGGATTAAGGAAGTTACAGACGAAGCTTCGGACTCTGTAGATAATTTAGTAGAAAAACTACAAACAACTGCTGTACCTATAAATACCAATCCTTACTTAGGTATGGATACAAATACTTTACCTTGGCAAGAAGAGGAAAACCAAGCACTTAAATTATGGAAAAATGATTTTGAGGAAGTAGAACAGCAGAGAAGAAACCTAGAAGCGATAAGAAAAGAAAAGGTATTAGCAGAAACGATTAATTCTCTAACTAAAGCAAGATTGATAGCAGAACAAGCTATTACTAAGGAAATTACTAAACGCATTAATTTAGATTCTGCTGTAACTATAAATACTAATCCTTACTTAGGCATGGATTCAGATAATTTAGATTGGAGAGAAGAGGAAAAGCAATACCTTAATAGATGGCCCAAGGAGTCTGGGGCAGTACAAGAGAACCGCGACTACCGTAGAAATCAACGATTTATAAACGGTCTTGCCAGCGGAGGGCATATTTCAGGTCCAGGCGGTCCTACGGAAGACAAGATTCCTGCATGGCTATCTAATGGTGAGTATGTTATTAATGCAGCTTCTACTAAGAAACATGAGTCTTTAATAGAAGCAATAAATCAAGATAAGGTTCCAGCATTCGCTCACGGTGGAAAATTATCTGAGCCTCATAAAAAGAACAAAACATTTGAGGCTTTTGGTAGTACTGAGGAACAGGATGCTAAAATATCCTCTTTATTAAAAGAACATAATAAGAGTACGGATTTACAACTACCAGGCCAGCCAATGGAAGAATGGTCCGATAAGGTACTTAAAAATTGGGAAGAGTGGTTAGAGCCAACAGCATTCGCTCACGGTGGAAAATTATCTGAGCCTCATATAAACAATAGTTTAGTGGGTAGTGCAGCTATTGGGACCGGGCTTATGATGCAGGACATAGGAGGAGGCGTAAGACAGCCTAAATCAGTAGCTAAAACTAAGGTTGCAGACCATAGTAAGGCTCTTAAGGCAATAAATTCCGGAAGATTTAGTGGCGGTATTACTTTTGAGCATTATATGGAGCCGGGGGGTACTAGCGGAACCTTAACCGGATTTAAAGACGGTGAAAAGGCAGGAGCCATACGTTATATCTTAAATAAGCCTGGTGGACACAAGATGTTCTTATCTATGGATTCTGGAAAAGGAGTATACTCCCCCCATTATTTTAAGGAGTTATTTAAGCATCAACCACAAATAACGGAAGTAGACGGGGGAGAGTACACACCTGCCTCTAAAAGAGCTTCCGACGCGTATAAAAAGATACTAGCAGAGCGAGGTATAACACTTACTCCTGCCATAAATGAGTCAACCCATTTGCAGAGAGCTATAGATAAAACTAAGACTTTCTTAAAAAGCAATGCTGGAAAAGTACTTAAAACAGGAGGAGTAGCGGGTACAGGCTACCTATTATACGATAAGATAAGTGACGCTATAAGCAGAGCCTATGATTTCGTAACTGGTGCTGAAGGCTATGCTATGGGCGGAAGTGTACCTGGTTTGGGTCTATTTGGTCAAGGTTTTGGCGGAATGGGTGGAAGCGGTGGCGGTCGTAGTATAATGGGCGGAAGTGGTGGTGGACGTGGTAGTCAATATATACCTAAATTTCCTACAGGTAATATTACTTATCCCAAGTACGGTGGTAATATGACTAAGGCAGAGTGGTCTACCTTAAGAGCTAAAATAAATAAAGAACACACAGTAGAAGGCGGATTCAACCAAGTTAATAATAGCTTGGCTAAAACGGCTATGTGGAAAGAATTAAAGATCGCGGGAGGTGGATTTAAACCACCTGTTATTCCTAAAATGTCTATTAAGGCAAAATTTAATCAAGATAAGCTTAATATGAGTGACAGAGCTTTTCAAAAATATTACGGTTTTTCAAAAGACGGAGACGGATTCGCACAAGGTGGTCCTGTATGGGATTACTCTAAGCCTCTTGGGCAACAAAATAACAATAAAAAGTCTGGTACTTGGACAGGTAATAAGGGTAACAAATTATTTACTGACCGCATTAGTGGTAAGAAAATTTGGGTTTCCTCTGCAGATGAACTACCTAAGGGCAGGTTTGACTGGCAGTTAGGTAAACATAAGCGTAAGAATATGACTAAGTCTATATTCTCTAAGCTGACTGACGCTCCTAGCCATGTTTCTAAAAACCTGAAACAGACTAACTTATTTGGTAGCGGCCAAGGGTTTGATAGTAAATGGCTAAAAGGTACAGGGTACCAAGCTCCGCTTCCTGGAATAGATTCTAAGAACGTATACACAGATAAGTGGAAGAAACAGTTCATTAAGGATTTAGCTACACATGGTAGAGGGCCTTCTCAGTTGAGTTTATTCCCACAGAACAGGTTACCGTTCTCAGGTACTGGGATACCTACTAATAGTAAGGTCTCCGTAGCGTCTAAAGCAGCTAGATTTGGTAAGTCATTCCTCAAATGGGGTGCAGGGCCTGTAGGTATTGGAATATCTATATCTGAGCTAATTGATTGGTATATGGAGGAAGATGAGTCTAACAAGAGTATAATGGATAACGTAATAGACTTAGGTAAGACTCATGGAGTAAACGCTATAACTAGAGAAAAATTCTCTGAAGGTGGTAAATTACAGGATCCGCGTAACAAAGGCCGTAATGGTGATACACTTTTAGCTCATATTAATAAAGATGAAGCAGACCTACTTAAAAAGTTAGGTGGAGCAGGTACAGCGAATCCTACGACTGGATTACCAGAGTTCTATGGAGCGGATAGCACCTTACAAGAGATAGAACAAGAGGTATCTCTTAAAGATATGACAGGATTCTTCGATTCTTTGGGTCTAGAAGTAGTTAAGATCAGAGACGAAGCAAAAACACTTGCTCAGATTAGTACCAACACCTTTAATAAGTTGTTTGACGTAAATGGTGAGATGATAGGGGCGGGTAACGCTCAAATAGCACGCGCCAGCGGCAAAGCTGTTAAAGCAGCTGATGAATTGAAAACAGATGCACAGAGAAAGTATGATGCAAGGTTTGCCACATTTAGTCAATTAATTGCATTAAATGAAGACGGAAAAATATCTGATGAGGAAAGAAAATCCTTAAGTAGCTACCAATGCAAACTTTTAGAACAAATAGAAGCAGCATTGGGAGGAAAAGGAAAACTATCCGCAACTCTAAATAATCTAGATGGAGCGTCTAAGAAGGAAGCACTACTAAGATCAGGAGCTCAGGAAGCTGGAGCTACTAAAGAGGAAGCAGATGCCTACATAAACAGTCTTAAAAAAGTTAATGGAGATTTCATTAGCCAACAAGATAGTAGCGCTCTTAAAGCTTCAGAACAACAATATAGAACTTTCAAAATCAATAATTCAGAAATGGGTAAAGTTTTCTCAGAATTTGGTGTACAACTATCAGACGTACATGGTATGGCTGCAGGAGCTTTCAAAAACGCATTAGGAGAAGCATTTAGAACAGGTAAGTTTGATGCTAAATCAATGTTAAGTCAATTAGCGTTTGGTGTAGGTCAAATGTTCATGAATAACGCAGTTGACAGCTTATTTGCTATGATGTTCGCAAAGGGCGGAATAGCTGAAGGAGGCTTCAGAGCTTTTGCTTCTGGAGGCACAGTAACTTCTCCAACACTAGGATTGGTAGGAGAAGGTAAGTACAATGAAGCAATAGTTCCATTACCAGACGGTAAGTCTATACCAGTTATAGGTAATACTGGCGGTGGGGGAGAAACTACTAACAATGTATCTGTCAGTATCAATATGGCAGACGGAACAGCACAGAGTACTGTTAGCGGTGGAGACGGCGCAGGATCTGCAGAGGATATGTCGGTATTAGGGGATATGATTGCAGGACAAGTTCAACAATTACTTATGGATGAGAAACGTCCAGGCGGTTTATTATCGGATATATAAATTATGGCATATGATTACGACATAACAATTGGGTTTAACCCAGATAAAGCCTTAAAACAGGATATGAAACCTCGTATACTTAAAACTCAATTTGGAGATGGGTATATGCAAAGAGCTCGTGATGGTATTAATACTATTACCGAGTCTTGGAATCTAACTTGGAAAAATCGTAAGGTAGCTGATGGTCAAAAACTAATCGATTTCTTTGAGAGTACTGAAGGCATACATGCTATAACATGGACTCCTCCGTACGCTACTACATCTATAAAAGTTATAGTAGATAGTTGGACCACTACTTACCCTCAAACAGGAGTTTTAACTGTTCAAGCAAAATTTACACGAGTACATGACTTATGAGTAAGAGCCTTTCCCAGATAGCTGAACGATCTACGATTGCAGAGGTATCTGCTTCTTTAGGGACAGATGCTTTAATCGAATTATTCGAGTTAGACTTAGGGTCTGTAGAACTATATAGTCCTACAACAGGAGCTAGGGTTAATGATGTATTAAGATTTCATGCTGGTACTAATAATATGGATAGCCCTATAGTTTGGCAGGGCAATATATACGATCCTTTCCCTGTACAAATGTCGGGATTTGAGGCAGTAGGTACTAATCAAATCCCTAGGCCTACTATGGGTGTAGCTAACATTACTACCTCTTCTACAGGTACTGGATGGGGTTTTATATCTAATCTAACCCGAGATTTCGACGATTTAGTAGGGGTAAAAGTAACAAGAAAAAGAACCTATGCTAGATATTTAGATAGCTATTGTGTGCTAGATGATGGAGGGCAGGCAGTAGGAGGCTTCTGCCAAGATACGAATTATACCAACAAAGCGGACTGTGAAGCTAGTACCATGGGTAGCTCTTATTGGGCCCCTTTTACCTGTATCGATTGTGCTGCCGTAGGCACTTGGTACGTAAATAATAAAAGTACCTTTGAGTCAGGTACAGATCTTAACTTATATTTAAGAAGTTCAGATACTCATCAGCATACTCACAAACTAAATTTAACTTCAACTGATATATGTAATCTATTTAATACTGAGAGTCCGTTTAACAAACCGGTAGAAAATAATGCTCTTTCATTGGCTTCTATAGATATAAACTCTCTAAGTACTTCTGGTACAGTAGAAGGTTTCTCCATTGTAGGAGGAGCGGGATATAATACTGAGGATAACCTTAGTTTAGTATCTGTACTAATTCCTACCATAAACGAAGGAGTAGATGCAGGTATTTCTGCACATATTCATGAACTAGACCTTACCGGTGAACAAGTATATGAAATACTAGAAAATCCTGGTACCACCTATCCGGTCAGTACAGAGGTTATAGAAGGTCATTCTCATAGTGTCAGTATTATGTATACAGCACCAATAAACTCTGAAGTAGCGAATATTACTATAGAGTTTTTAGATGCTACTGATAATCATCCTAATGGGACACCTCATATTATTATATATCCTACAGGTGTACCTCCAATATTTGGAACTCCTGTAATAGATACTACTGGAGGGCTAGCTAATGCATCTTTAATATTTGCAGGAGAAGGGATCCTTTTAGGTCAGGTAGCAACACTTTTAATACCTAGACCAGCAATTCATTCTCATTTAGCAACATTAGAATACTTACACGAGGGCACAGACGACCCAAAACTAGTAGAAGGGGGTAATAGTACTTTTGAAGAAGCTACTACTAATTGGTATTATAATATTGGTACTACTATAACTGCTGCTTATGATTCGTTAGATACTGGGTATAGTAATGTATTAAGAATAGAATCAGGTGGTACTAATAATTATGCTTTCATAGATATAGATACTTATGCTGAAAAAGAATACAATATTAGTTTCAATTATAAAGTAATAGTAGGTAACACCCAAAAAATATTAGTAGAATCAGATAACGGTGATGGAACTTGGACTACAGAATTTACAGAGAATTTAACAGGCACAGGGTGGCAAACTTATTCGAAGACTTTCTTCACTACAGAGTTTAATGAGGCTACGGCTAGAACAAGGTTTGAAATATTTTCATCTGCTGCTACTGGAGGAGAGAACGATGAATTGCTGATCGATAATTTTCAAGTAGAGCAAACCTGGGTACGAGGGGATGTTATAACTAGAGGTATATCGGGGAACCACGGTCATACATTGACACCTATTAATAAACTTGTACTTGATACCTCTGATTCTGAGGCATTCTTTGCAGATGATGTTTTCTTCATAGATAGAAAAGTAGGGGAAACAAAAGTA